TGTCTATTACATACTGTGTTGTTTTTAACGGTCCTAACCAGCCTGCTTCTTCGCATATATCTTTCGTATATGTTTCCCACGTGCTATATAACTTTATTTGTTCGTTTGCATCATCAAAGCCGTTGTTATAACTATCACCTAAATTTTGTTTTAGATTACTCATCTTTAATCCATTCTGGGTTATCATTTAATGTATTATACATATTTACTCGACTTACCTTTGGTATACACGCAGCTTGTCCTAATACTGCGATTGTATCTGTTAATCTTGTATATTTTACTGGACATTTAAAAGATTGCATTTTACTTTTGCACCATTCTTTTAATTCTGCTGGACTTATATCTCCACTGTATATGCATGCAGGAACAAAGTGTAATTTATCATCTGGCTGTGGATAAACATATACTTCCTTCACATTAGGATGCTGTGACATAACATGTTCTACTTCGAATGGATATACTTTGCCTCCGCCACGCACAATAATAAGTTCGTTTGCTCTACCTTTTAGTATCCAATCTCCATTACTGTCTATTTCAGCTATATCTCCTGTATCCCACCAATCACCATCTGGTGTCATGGGACCTCTAAATTCAATAGTGCTATTTTCATTTGACAGTCTATATTCGGCACCAGCATTAACAAGACACTGTATTGGCTTACCTATTGTATCAAAGTTATTGCTGTAATTAACAAGTGTCATTCCTGTTGCAGCGTCTCCATATCCACATATCCAATTACTATGTCCAAAGAAGTTTTCAAACTCTTCCTTTTGTCCATCAATAAGTTTTGCACCACTGTATTCAAACACTTTAATATTATGACCACCATTATCACCACTGTCTATTACTTTTTGCCATGCTAAAGGAAAGCCTGCTAACCATGTGGGTTTTACCCATTTACATGCTTCTGTGTATTCACTTTGTTTATCAATAAGATGCACATGACCGCCTTTGGCAATAGTTGTAAATGTAACTTCTTGTCCCCACCCAATGTAAGGTGCCATTGCATTTATTGTTTTGTTTGTTTCTGGGTTACGATACCATTTGTTTCCACGTTCACGATAATAGTGTGTTACATCTTGACTAGTGCCATAATTATTTTCATCTAATTCATATGGAACTGGATAGCTTTTTGTCCAGCCATATGGGTGACTTGTGCCACTACTATAGTAAAGCATTATTTCTTTATCAAGAACTGTGCTTTTCTCATAATGTAAATGTTCTAACTTTACTGTACCATCTGTGTTAACATGCACAATAGCATTACTGTTATTTGAATCTAATCTAAAACGCCATTCGTCTTCAGTGCCGCCATATGGTAATGTGGTTGCACACATATCAAGTGCCGCAGCGAATAGATACAAATACGTATGCACTGAATTTATTCCTACTACACTAATTCTATGTCCTGCATGATATCCATTTTGTTTATACCACGCATTAATTTTGTGTATTTCTGTTATAAATTCATTGTAAGTTAGTTTTGTATTTTTGTCACTGATAGCTAATTGATCAGACGGTATTAGTAAATGATATGGTCTCATGTTTATAGTATATAATAGTAGTATTTATTTGTCAATATAAAACTAAATAAAAACCCAGCACTAAGGCTGGGTTGATAATGGTGGAGCTGATAGGGATCGAACCTACGACCTACTGGTTGCAAACCAGTCGCTCTCCCAACTGAGCTACAGCCCCATGTCTCTTTATATTTATACTTATTAAATTGTTTCTCTTTTGTATTTCCGTTTTAAGGCATTTTGCAGCCCGGCAGTCCAATCGCCTTTTCTTTATATCTGGTGCCGGTAACAGGATTCGAACTTGTGACCTACTGATTACAAATCAGTTGCTCTACCAACTGAGCTATACCGGCATATTCTTTCTACTTTTTATTTATCTATATACATCTGTGATTGAATAATCAACACTTACGAATACTTTTTCGTTAATTGAATATTTTGTTTCACTTGTAAATGTATACACTTCTTTCCTTGTGTTTTGTCTACTTCCCATACTAGGCATTTTAACTGTTACTTTGTATGTTGTAGGCCCAGGTTTTGTAGTTATTCTATTTCTAAGTTCACATTGTTCTACTTGTTTGTATCCAACGATAGTTTGTTGTCCGCCTTTTTTATTGGCAAAGTCTGCCCCTAAAATTGCACCTAGTATAGTTGCAGCATCTTGTCCTTTACCACCGCCTACTTGGTTACCTAGTATACCACCAATAATTGCACCACCTAATACTTCACCTGTTTGTGCTTTACCAGTATTTCCATAAATTGGAACATCTACTATTTTACATGTTCTAATGGGTGTAGTTACTTGTACTTCTGAATATTGTGGTACAACTTTTATTACAACTGCATCTAGTTGTACTGTACCAGCAATTGCCGAGTTGGCTAATAGTATCGCTGTTGCTATAATAAAATATTTAATCTTGTTCATAATAATCTCCTGGTTATTGTAGTTCGGGGAACATTTGTTTAACGTAATTCTTAACAATCACTTCAGTGTCATTGTCTATTCCGTTAACTCGTACTCGTGGATTCTCTGTGCCAAATGTTTTAATTTCTTCTTTAGCAAGATGTAAAAGTTGTCGTTTATTCATTGTCTGTAAACTTTTTAAATCTATAGATTCGCCGACTAATGCGCTAAGAATATAGTCGCCAACATCTTCGTCACTAAGCGGAACTTCAATTTTAGCATTGATTCGCTTAACTCCATCTTTATATATTTGTGCTCTCATGTTTATACCGATTTTCTTTTATAGTCCAATTATATATAATATAACAGTAAGATATGGTTTTGTCAACCGAAATGTCTTGTTTTTTTAGATTTTTTTACGACCAGGACTGATCTACGGCAGATCTTACCCAAATTGCAGTAGATCCATCATAATCTGCATTTGCTATGTATATATGCGACGAGTCAGATGCAATATCACCTTTTTTGTCGCCTGGCGTTCCTATGGTTGAATTAGGAACTGTTTTTCTAACCATTGGGTTAGGATTAGTTAAATTTGTTGTTGTAATTGGTGAACTATTGCTTACGATTCCACTTTCTGCTAATCCAGTTATTCCGGGATCAGTTGATGCAGATGGTGGTGCGCCTGCGCTTTTTTCCACTACATTGTTAGGTGATGCTGTGTATGATTCAATTACTCCACAATAGTCATAATTTGGTGTTCTTTCAACTGTGTTTACTGTAGGTAAATCTTCTGATGCAAGTTGTCCAAGCATTTTTGGTTCCAATAGATATTCAAATATGTTCTTATTTTCAGGACCAACCTTATAGCCACTTAGGCTTGAATAAGCTGATTTTAATCCACCTGCTACTTGTTGTGCATGTGATAATGTAAGTGTACTTGTGTCAATTGCTGTTCCAACACCTGTGTGCGTTGACGATTCTGTTCCTGTTGTAAAAGAACTACCACCATTTGATTCTGTGCCACTAAAATTGTTTTCAAACTCTACTAGATTTTGCATGTCAGATGCAAACGCTTTTAATTCATTAGTTAATGAGTCAATTGTATTTGCAGGTGCATTAGCAATACTTCCAAATTCATCAATGATATCACCGAGTGACTTGAGTACTCCACCTTGGAATATTCCTGCATTAAATCCGCCGCCACTTGTACATCCTCCAACATCACTATCAAACATTGTACCTAGTTTATCAAGTAAATCTTTACCTGCGCCTAAATAGGACCCAAATAAATCTTCTAATACATTTGGAATTGGCTTTGGATTAATTGGTGTTCCACAAAAGTTAATCATATTAGCAATTGCGGCAAATTCTGCAATTGCGGCATTAAGTCTACCTAACACATTATCAATGTTTGTGTGTGCAATAAATTCATCTAATGCACCTTCGGCTTCTTGTAATGCTTTATATAGCTCTGGTGGAATTCCAGGAATTCCTAATAATCTGCCAATATTAATTTTCAAACATAATTGTAAATTAGGAAGTAAAATTCCATTACCAGCAAGTAAACTACAAATAATTTCTCTTAAACTAAAACTAGTTGTTCTCGCTTCTACTTCGCCTGTGCCAACATCTATAGTAGTACTTGTAACTAAGTCTACATCAGTATTTTTTAAGTAGTTTGCTGCTGATTGAAAATCTGCCATTACTCGCCGCCTATAGCTGTATTACCGCTACCGCTTGTTGCTTTTGGATTACAATGATTGCCGCCTGGTATTGGACATTTGCTATCTCTCTTTGCACTATTACCTACAATAACTACAAGTTTATTATTCACATATACATTTGGATTTGCTGCTTCTAGTTCACCACCGCCGTGACTGTTTGGATCTACGTCAACACTACATAATTTGTTATTGACATAGACTGTGGTTTGGCCTGCAACTTCAGTTGAGGCTCCACATGCACGACTATCTGTATTTCTGTGAACTGCTGCCATATTATGCTTTTGCTAACTGTATACCTGTTGTTTGTTGAATATATGTTGAGCTGGCGTCTTTCGCAGACTTAACTACACATATAATACTATTTATATTCAAACGCACTTTAGCATCTGGGCTAACTGTGAACATAAATGGTGATAAGCCTACGCCTTGTTCTGCTGCTACTAAAATAAGTGGTTTGTTTAGTGAAATGTGTGTTGCTGTTTCTTCTTCAAGTTTCGCAATCATTTCTTCGCCACTGCTTAGTTTGATACTTACTATATCCCCTACTTTGTAAGGTGCTTCAATAATCATAATGTAAATCCTGTTCCGTTAAAATTAGTTGTTTCAATGTATGTTGTCAATTGATCATACCCGCCGATGTTTGTTCCATTAATAAACACTTGTGGAAAGGTTCGAGCCGTTGGGGCAACTTCCATTAAATCTTCTCTTGTAAAATCTTTATCAAGCATTTTTGCTTCAAACTCGATATTCATTCTTTCAAGTAATGCCTTAGCCTTATCGCAATAAGGACAATGTGGCTTACTGTATACTACTACATTTGTCATAAACTAAATCCTTTAAATGTATCCTCGGATACGTCTTGTTTAACACCACCAACAACATAACTACTAATTTCAGTTTCTTGCGGAGCAACTTGTACTTCTGCGCCTGAAATCCATTTTTGTGTCCATGGTAGTGGGTTTGCTTGTGATACAGTGTATGGTGACTTTAGTCCAACTGCGGTCATACGCTTTGATGCGATCCATTCAATATAATCACTTAGTAGCTGTGTGTTTAGTCCAATCATTGATCCATCTTTGAACAAGTATTCAGCCCATGCCTTTTCTTGATCTACTGCATCAACAAACATTTGGATACAATCAGCTTCTGTTTCTTTTGCAATCTTAATATAATCTGGGTCATCTTTTGGTAGAACCTTTAATAAAGATTGTGTAAATGCTAAGTGCAAGTTTTCATCACGTGCAATTAGTTTAATAATCTTAGCATTGCCTTCCATCTTTTTAAGTTCTGCAAATGCCCAAGAGCATGCGAAACTTACATAAAAACGAACGCCTTCTAAGATGTTAACACTCATTAGTGTTTTGTATAGTAGCTTCTTCATTTCATACAAGTCTACTTCAACTGTTTTACCATTTACTTTGTGCTTACCAACACCTAGCAAATTATAATAAGAAGATAAATCAATAAGCTGATCGTAGCATTCTGAAATGTCTCCAGCACAATCCATGATTTCTTCAATGTCCATCATTCCATCAAATACAATGCTTGGATTAGAATAGATATTACGAATAATATGTGTATAACTACGTGAGTGAATTGTTTCACTGAATGTCCAAGTTTGAATCCATGCTTCTAATTCTGGTAAACATGCAAGTGGACCAAATGCTTCACTTGGCGCACGGCCTTGTACACTATCTAAAAGAATTTGTCTTTTAAGATTACTTGTAAAAATATGCTGTTCGTGATCTGTTAATAGTTTAAAGTCATTTGAATCTTTAGTGACATCAACTTCTTCTGGACGCCAAAAGAATCCCAACTGCTTATCAGTTAGTTTATCAAACTGTTTATACTTCATAGTGTCATAGCGTTGAATAGCTACTGCGCCGGCAGAATCTAAAAAAGCTAATGCCTTAGTGTGATCTGTTTTGTTGGCTGAATTAAATACTGAGCTCATTTATATTACCTTTTATATTTTGCAGCTATCACAGTCTTCATCATCGACGAGTCCTGGTGCTAATTGTTCTTCGTTTAGTTTGTTGACATCAAGTTCGCCTTGACCATCGAATGTATTAAAGTAATACAATTGTTTCCCGCCATATTTGTAAAACATCAACAAGTGTTGAATCATTACTGACATTGGTATTTTTTCATCTTCGTAAAACTGTGGATTATAACTTGTATTAACACTGATGCCTTGATCAATGTATTTTTGTAATACTGCCATAATTTTTAAATAACCCTCTGGTGACTTTTGATCCCATAGTAAATCATACTTGTTTTGCAAACGTCTGTATTCTGGTACTACTTGCTTTAATACACCGTGCTTTGATTGTTTAATACTAACAAGACTACGTGGTGGTTCAATTCCATTCGTGCTGTTGCTAATTTGCGCTGATGTTTCTGCAGGCATAAGTGCCATTAGAGTTGAATTACGAATACCTGTTGCTTTAAGTTGTTCACGCAATCCTTTCCAATCTTGGCGTTCTTTATGCTTGACTAATTCATCAAGATCTTTTTTGTATGTTTCGTTAGGTGTAATTCCTTTTCCATACTTTGTTTCTTTGTTGCCACTAATTGTGCCTTTTTCTACGGCTAAATCTGCACTTGCTTTAATAAGATTATAACTCCATGCTTCTGCCCATTCGTCAACTAATTCTAATCCTGTTGCATCAATATCTTGATAGTTTAAATCATTCTTAGCCAGCCAGTATGCGAAGTTAACAATACCAACGCCAAGTGGACGTCTATGCATTGTGCTACGTTCTGCAGCCTTAACAGGATAGTTTTGGTAATCAAGTAATTCATCTAATGCCCTCACTGCCAATCTACAAACACGTTCAAAATCACGTGTGGTTCTAATATTGCCCCAATTAATTGCGGCAAGTGTACATAGGCTAATTTCACCATCTTCGTCCTCAAAGCTGTTCAATGGCTTTGTTGGTAAGTCAATTTCTTGGCATAAATTTGACTGGTGAATAGGTGCTATTTCTTCATCAAATGCACCGTGTGTATTTGCATGGTCTACATTTTGTAAATATACACGCCCTGTATTCTTACGTTCTTCCATAAAGCTACCAATTAGCTCAATTGCTGATACAGACTTTTTACGTATATGTGTGTTGCGTTCTGCTGTTTCGTAAAGACGTTTAAATTCATCTTGGTCATTAAAAAATGCTTCGTATAATCCAGGTACATCTGCTGGTGAGAATAATGTAATGTTTCCACCTGTAAGCAAACGTTCGTACATAAGTTTATTAAACTGTACACTGTAATCTAAGTGACGTACTCTGTTATCTTCTGTACCTTTGTTATTTTTTAATACTAATAAATCTTCTACTTCTAAATGCCATATTGGATAATGCAATGTTGCTGCTCCGCCACGTACACCACCTTGGCTACATGACTTGACTGCACTTTGAAACATTTTGTAAAACGGAATAACTCCTGTATGACTTGCATCGCCATTGCGAATAGGTGAGTTAATAGCACGTATGCTACCTGCACCAATACCAATGCCTGCTTTTTGACTCACATACTTTACAATAGCACTACTAGTAGCATTAATAGAGTCAAGACTATCATCGGTCTCAATAAGTACACAACTGCTGAATTGACGTTGCGGCGTGCGGAGTCCGGCCATAATAGGAGTAGGTAAACTAATATCGAAATTACTAATAGCGTCATAAAAATCCTTTACATATTTTAATCTTGTTTTTTGTGGATAGTTAGCAAACAGTGTTGCTGAAATCATCATGTATGCTATTTGTGGTGTTTCGTATATTGCACCTGTTACTCTATTTTGTACTAGATACTTTCCCCGAAACTGTTCCATGCCTGCAAATGCAATATTTTCATCACGATCATGTCTAATATAGCTATCCATTTGAAAAATTTCTTCTGGACTATAAACGGCGAAAAAATTCTCATCGTAATAACCTAGTTCTACATTACGTTTAGCAATTTCATTAAGACTACATGGCTCAAACTGTCCATATACTTCTTTACGTAAATGATAATTGATAAGTCTACCAGCTACCCATTGATAGTTTGGTGTTTCTTCACTAATAAGATCTGCGGCTGCTTTAATTAAAGTCTCTTGGACTTTTGCTGTTTCAATTCCATTGTAAAACGAAATATGACTTCTAATTTCTACTTCACTTGGACTAACGCCTGTTATTCCTTCACATGCATAAAAAACTACTTTGTGCATTTTTTCTAGATCAAGTTCCTCTTTAGTTTGATCTCTTTTAATTACTATTATATTTGTCATCTGTTATCCGTTTCTTTAATTAGCTGTAAGTTATTTACAATAACACTTGACGTATAAAGTATTACGTTAACTCGCTAACTTGCGTTTTTTCTAGTATAGTAGTGTTAGAATCTAAATCATTCACACTATTTACTTTACCATAATTATAATTTAAAATGTGTGTTTTGTCTACCAAAACTATTAAAGAAATATAACTTTCTTTTGAGTTTTGTACAAGCAAAATCTCACATTCTGCATAACCTTCTAGCTGTAATGTATACGCTATTCCCAAAGCTACGTTATTCTCATCATAGACGCCTTCCCAAATAAAATCCCAAGGTTGGGTCCATGTACTGGCATCATAAATGTCTGTGTGCATACTAGACATCGGTGCCATTTTCCAAAAGTCTACAACGGCTTGTAGTCTTCCCAGATATTCCATATCTGATAAACTTTTACGAAATTGCCTCCACAAATTCAAACGTTGCTTAGGCGAACTCTGCCAAAATTCGTTCATTGTATTACCTTACGAATTTTGTGTAGATGTTTGTGTGTAGTCGAAATTTAATTCAGTTGTAATCGATGTGTTAAAATTTAATTTAAATATTTTACCAGTATTTGTTAGTGAAAATTCAACATCACTTAATTCACTGTCGCCAAAATACTTATCTTCAATATTACTGTTTGTGGTGCCTGACACTAATATAGTTAATGTGCCTTTACGCATTTTGCCTGCTACGTTAAACAATGTATAATTCATAACAATAGTATTTTTAATATCGCTATTAAACTCTATGCCATCTATTTCTTTTACTACATTGCCACTGTTGGTAAATGCTGTTGAATGTAATTTGGTACCAGTTTCGGCAGTAAAAGATGTCACTTCTTTATTATAATGTAATGTAAAAGTGTCGTTAAAAGCAGGTGCTCTTCCAAGTCCATGATTGAATGTAAGTGCATCATCATTAATGTCAACACTTGATCCTGGAATAACTAGTGGGTCAGATGTAGGATTTTGGCCATCATACACAGAAATAGAAAATTCACTTATTCCGTCTAGATCCAATGGTACAACTGATCCTGCACTCTTAACTGTAAACTTAACTGTTGCTGTAGTAGTATCTGTACCAGCATCGTCGCCAGTTCTTTGGTCTGTTAGTTGTCCAAGAAATAATCTTTGCTCGTCTGTTGCAAGCATAAATTCGCCAGGTGCTAATACAGGTAAATTTGTCAATATGTCTTTTTTGATTATAATCTGTGATACTTTAGTTGTTGCCATCTGCTATTCCTCGTTTTCTATATACTGTATTTATGAAGACATGCCATAAAACTTCTCTAATCTCTTGGCCCATTGTGTAGCCCAATAAGAAAAGTCTTCTTCGGTAGATTCAAACAGTTGCCACTGGCAATCACCACTACACATAAAGATGGCAATGTTTTCAATCTTTGTTTCAAACATCTCATTATGTGCTAATGCATATGCGGCTCCTTGTAAAAAGTAGTCGTCAATCCATTCACGTTTTTTAGGTTTGTTAGTTTGCTTAAAATCCATAATAGTTGGCTTGTCTTTATACATGCCCACTAAATCTGTTGTACCTGCATATAAATTAGCGGCACATAAATTTACTTCTGTGCCCCATATTTCATTTACATCATTTTCAATATTGTCAATAACAACTTGTGCCATATCCTTGGCTTGTCTGTGTACAATATTATTTCCAGGGTTATATGTTTCGTATTCACCTAATGCCCAATGTTCTAATATATTGTGCATAACTGTTCCACGATTAGCGGCAGTTGTAGTAATACGTTGTGCTTCTTCTGTTCCAACACGTTTACGCCAGTTAGCTAATGCTTGTCGCTTTTCTGCTGGTTGTGTAGCACTTAGGATTGTTGTTACACTTGGAACTGGATCGCCGTATGGATTCTCATATAGACGCTTTCCATCTACACTCTGACGCTTTAGTTCTTTGTAATCGTATTTTTTGGTAATGTTTATCATAGTATTAGTATACTACTAATTTACTAAAAAGTCAAGTGGTTAGTGCTGATTTAACTTTGTGATTTGCAAGAATATATTCGTCTAATAATCTCTTATTTCCATGTGGATTAAGATGTTGATCTATCTTGCTTATTGTTATTCCGAGTTGATAATATGGAGTTTGCCAATTGCCTTTAGTGAAATGAGTTTCTACATCTACATCCCACGTAGTTGAAGAACGAGTTGGTAGATCTGTTCCGTTCTCATTAGTAACTTGATGACTAAACCGTGTCCAATCAAGTAAAAATATATGCTCAAAATTATATAATTTTTCTACGTTTGAATACCATTTTAATTCCCAATCTGTACGCCATTGATTATTACAGTACTGTACTCTCCAAAAATTCTTATTTTTCTCAAAGTACTTTGCAACGTCATCAAATTCTGTATCTTCTAGACGATCGTTGGGACCATAAGCCCTGTTTGGTCCACTATTGGTGCTACCCCACATAAAAGAAAAATCACATAGCCACTCTGTCCAATTGTTTCCGATGCTGTGGGTTTTTATGAATTTAAAATCATGTCCTGTTACATCAAATTCAAGTTGCCAGCGACCTAAATATGTTCTGTTTAAGAATATAATATCTGCGCCCCACATTTTAGCATCTAATAGAGCCAGCTGAAATCCTTGTATTCCTTGGCCGCCTCTGGAATAATTTCTATATTCGTGTTGTGGGAATTTTTGAGACAACTGAAATGTCCAGTTGTTCTTGCCTTGTGTTTCTTGTTCGAGTCCAGCAAAATGACTGCACCCAATGAAGGCTATCTTCTTAGATGCAGTCGTCATGTTTATGTAATTCTATAATATCTTGGATCGTCTCTATCGCTATCGTCTGGTGGAGAATATTCGTGGTCTGCAACTAATGGATGGTCGCGCATTTGCAAATATCCATCCGGTCCTGTCCATTCTTCTACTGGATATCCTGCGCCAACCATTAGTCCTGCATGATTAAAATCATCTCTGCCTGACCATTCTTTAATTAGTGCTGTAATTGGTCCAGGTTCAAAACATACACAATTACCTGTGTGTAGTCCTTGTCTGTTAGCTTCTAATACTAACATTCCCATTCCAGTACCCATTGCAAATCTACTGTTTTGTTCTTCTTCGTTATCTATATCAATTTGGGTTGGATCCCAAAAATCTTCTTCTGGATAATCTGGTGTTGGATCACAAGCGGCAAATACAAATAGCACCGGTGCTAGTACCTGTGCATTACCTACAAACGTTGCTGGTGTTCCATCTTTGTTTATTTTTGGCATGTGCTTTAATGCATTAGCTTCGTCTGGTCGTGCTGTATGTTTCCATATAGCATTACATTTTTCAGCGTTTGTAATTGCATATAAATCAAAATACCGTCTACCCTGTTTAAATGGGCCGCCGGTTCCAACTTTTTGTAAATGTTCGATTAGCTCTTCAGGAACTGCATCTGATTTATAGTTTCTCGCACAAATCTTTGATCTGTTTACTGCATTGAGTGTTTCTTGTAGATCTTTCACTGTATTTCCCCTTATATTATACTCTATTAAGTGTTTAATATTTGTGTCTCGTCTTGCAACGTAGGGACACTGTTTATATTATACGTCTGCTCGTGTTTGATTAGATCTCGATGCGCCGCTTGTTTCGAATTCGTTAATAGCTGCCATTTCTGCTAGGTAGGCATCACATGCTGCTGAATCAACAAACTTAATTACTGACTGATATGTGCCATTACCGTTGTCGGTTTCTGTCAAATCTAAGATCTTGCCTTCTGCTTCAAATCTTTCGTGAATAACAATTGCTGCATCACTGATTATTGCATCTTCGGGTACTGTGCCGGCATCATGTGCTTCTGCAATTAGATCTGGAGTTATTGTTGTTGTTAAATTATGTGCCATAGTGGGTATTCTCCTTGTAATTTACCAATATATATGCCATCTGAAAGTCTTTCCAGTAGCTGAATTTGTTAGTCTGTTTACTTTGTAACCTAAATTACCAAAGTACTTAATTACTGCGTTCATTTGGTTATCTAATGCTCTGTCAGTAAGTGCACCTTGCCATGAAGTAAAGTATGTTGTACTAGTAGGCGTAGGTGGGACATAGATTCCATCAGTGAAACCTAATGCCGTGTTTGCTGTTCCAGTTCCTATTTCATAGGACCAAGTAGCTGATGCATCAAGTACAACATTTAAAACTAAATATCCAGCATCCTTTGATGCTGTTATACCTGTTACCGCTGCATCATTAATGTCTGCAATAATAGAGTTTAAGTTTGTTCCTGTTGTGCCTAATGTAATTGTTGTTGAATTGATAATAAGTGTATCACCTACATTAACTGTTGGAGAATTTACTGTACCAATCTTTATTGTGCTAGGAGTACATTCAGTCATTGTTGTTCCATCGCCGATATAAGTTTCATATACACCGGTTGCACTTGTTGTTATAATAGCATTCATGATGGCAGTACACTCGTTAAAAACAACCATATCTTGTGAGCTTTTTGCTCTTGCCTGTGCTGCGTTTAATCCTATGTTCATTTGCTCATCTCTTTGTCTACTTTTTTCTTAGCCAGTTTTGCAACTGTCTTATCTTGTTTTTCCGGATCAGGTGCATCAACATCGCCATCATTGTTAAAGAACACTACATCATCCTTGATTGTATTTACAACGGGGATACTATCAAGTAAGTCACGTAGTTCTTGTTCATCAACATGCATGTTTTGTGCATCTAATGTTTTTTCTAATGTATCCAACGATAAAGAAGTTGACCCTTCTGCAGTCATCACTGACAGCAGATCAATTAGAGTATGCCTTATTAAATCGTTGTATCTCATTTACTTATTCTTTAACTGTGCGAATGCTTGTTTAAGAATAGCTGGTGATACTTTACCTTCCGCTTGTGCTTCTTTAATAGTACGTACTGCTGCCAAGTATGCATCTTCTTTCATTTCACGTCCGTCCATGTCAGAATCGGCATCCATTGCATCTGCTCCACCAAACTCATCGTCCATTGGTGCATCCATAGGAGCGTCTAAATCATCAAGACCTGCTTCCATGTCGCCTTCTGGTTCACCCATTGGCATATCCATGTCTGTTGTTTCTGGTGCCATACCTTGTGCTGTTAACACTGCATTTCCAACTTGCTCATTTGCAGACTTAACTGCATCTAATGCCGAGCCAATTGCTGCTTCGGCACTTGAATTAAATGCGTCTGCTTCTGCTGTACCTACTTGTTCTTTCATAGCATTATGAATACTCATTAAGTCTTCAACTTGCATACTTGCTAAGTTTTCAGCCATTTTTTGTAAGTCATCTGCCATTTGTTTTGCCGCTAGTAGGACTTCAGCTTGATCTAAATCAGCTGATTCTTCTAGCTTCTTTTTCTCTATTGCCATGTCCATTCCTTCCGCAATTAATAGTAGCTTTTGAAAATCTTTATGAGACACGTCTTGTCCTGCATCTCTTAGACTTGTTATTTTTCTTTGTGTAGACTCTTGTATTGCTTCTAACTTAGAGCTAGGTGCATTAAAGTCTAGTTTTAAACTAAACACATCGTCAAGCACACGCTTGAGCGTTGTTAGTTTGTTTTCTTGTAATTGTTGTAATTCCATGTTAGAACCCCGTTTTCCTGTTATATTGTATTTATGCTTAGAGCAGTGATTTGATCTGTTTTTTGATAGAATGTAACTTATGCATAGCGTGTCCTTGCTTTGCAACGTATACATCTGTCTTATAGCTTTCTGTTAATGTTATTGACTTGTGTTTATACATAGCTGCTTCAGTTAAGTATGCCGCATATCGATCATCAAGTTGAACAATTTTATCAATTTTGTGATCGCCTTTATCAAACATTAAGTTTTTTATTATACCCATTGCACTTTCAAAAAGTGCTAATTCTTTGTATAGTACTGTGCCAGTGGAATCTTCAATATTGTAAAACTTTTTGTTTACATTTTCTATTACTTTTCTTTCCACTAACTGAATTTTATAATTGCCGTCTATTTCTATTGAATCAGTTTCACGGTTACGAACTGCACCTGCTGTTATCAATGATGTGTCATGTTCTGCACTTGCTGCCACTTCTGTTGCTGCCGTCTTAGTAGCTTCTTCTAATTTAGCTAGTATATCATACATAGCTTTTGCATCTGTAGATACATTTGCTGTGGGCTTAGTTGATTGATTTGATTCGTGCGTTTGGGCAGCTGAATTTAGCTTGTCCAAAATATCTTGCATTCCACGTACTTCTGGCGACGACATTACATACTCCTTGTTTTTTTATAATAAACTTTTTTGCCTTCAACAACTTTTTTAATTAAGTTCTTGTTTACTAAGCATTGCATAAGATATACATCTCTTTCTGAAAGATCTTCTTTAGATACTGTTTCAGTTATAGATTCATATACTTTATTTTCCAATTTGTTTACAAATGTTGGGATTCCGCCAGGGCCTAATATAGATCTCATTAGCCGCGCCTCCCGTATGCGAGTTGTTTTAATCTTTCAATTTCTTGTCTATTTTGATCTGCCAGTTGTGCGTTTGCATTTGACTGTGCTGCATTTTGTCCACGTTGTACATCATCTGGATCTGCGCCAACTGATCTTGCTGCGCCTTGTCCTGTTGCTTGTGGATTTTTGAGACCCGGTACACCTCTAGGCACAGGATTTGAAGCATTTCTTTGTTGATCTTGTTGATTGTTTGTAAAATCACGCTGGTTGTTATTGTCTTTTGTTGATTGTGCTTTAATTGCCGAAGCTGATGGTTGTTGTGTTCCAACTGTTCCATATGCTTCGTCTACTTGTGGTCCATCAATTTGCTCTAAGTAATCAAATAATGTATCTTCACGTGCTAATTCTTGTGGTGACAAATAATCACCTCTATCTCTTAATTCATCAAATACTGCAAGTTCATCTCTTAGTTCATCTGCGTCCATATCTTCAGGATGTTTACCTGTTGTTGTCCACGGTGATTCTTCTTCTGTTACCGGCGCATTAATGTTTAGTAATTCTAATACTGCATTTTTATCATTCACTTTTAAGTTATCTATTAAACTAAGTGTTTGAGTAAAATTTAATTCTCTTAGCGAGTTTGATAATAGCTCCTGATCAATTTTGATATCTTGACCTTCTAAAAATTCTTGTACTTTATTAATTAAACTTTCTGTTTTCATATCATTTTCTCGCTTTGTTTAGTTGTCTCACAATTCTACTTTGTGGGTTAACTCTTTTTGTTCTTTGTGCTTTTTTCATCATACGTGAGCCTTTTGCTGCTCTTGTTTTTCTTAACACAAATCTCTTTTTCAAATCTATAGGTTTGCTACATTGAGCCGGTGATGCTACAACACGACCTTTTCTAGGTCCTACTGTACATCTAAACTTAGTAGTAACACTTCTGCCTCTGCGAGCATACACTACTTTAGCTTCTGTAACAACGTTACTATATGATTCGTTCAGTATCATTATTGTACCAGTACCTGCATTCCTTGTAAATTAAGCAATAATAATACAATTGTACTTAATAATCCTGCAATCACAGTTGCCGCTGCACCTATTACTAATTTGTTACCAGAAACTTTATCAGCTGTATTCTTATCCGACAACGCTTTAATTGAATCTGACAGATCGTCAACTTTGTTTTCTAATCTTGTAAATTTTTCTTCTAACACGCGATACCTCTCTGCACATAAGTCTACATGTGCTTCTAGGTTTTCACGCTCTAGTCTTGATTGTTGCATTGACATAATTCCCGTCCAATTCCATTTAATTACAATCTCTTAAAGAGCTGATTTCTATTATATGCATTCGTGCATATAGTACTATTTATATGTTTTCACTAAAACTGAAGTAAGTATTACACTTATCAACTGTATTGGTGTTTATAACATCTCCGTCTATTACTACAGTTTCATCTAACTGATCGTGTACTGGTACAAAATCAAAATCCTGTGATAATAATGCAGTATTACTATCATTGCCGTACCAGGCACGATCTGTATCTGACACAAATTTTAATATCCATACTGTTTGTGTACCAGTAATGCTTGATCCAAATTTGTAATCAGTTAAATTCTGTGATTCTAGTTTTGTTATACTACTTATAATTGGTTGTGTTCTTAATCCAATTACCTGCATAAATGTATTTAAGTTTTGACTTTGATAAAACTTTTTCTCATTTATTTTTGGACTTGATACATTTGAATCAGTAATATCTATTAATGTGTATATAGTGTAAAAGGCCGTATTGCCACCGATTACTTCCGACGGTCTTTGTGTTCCTGTAGAGCGCATATTATAGCTCTGTCATTTTGCCAGCTGCATATCCAGCCGCAAAAGCTGCCGCTCCTCTTGCCACTCGCTTCGCAATCTTTTTAACTTTTCCTTGTCCAACAATAAGTCCATTATTTTTAGCAAACTTCATAAACAGTGGACGCATGTCACTTCTGTATGCGGCTGTTTTATAATATCTATCAAGTTGTGTAGCAACTAATGTACGCTGTGCTGTAGTTAATTTGCTCCAGTTTTGTGTTAAGCGTCTTGCTGCTCTTAACTTAGGATCTTGTATTGCTAGTTGGCTTTCTAGTCTATAGAAAAATGATTGTGCTTCACCATGTGACAAATTACCATTTTGTATTTTTCTAAGAAAACCTTTAATTTTATTGTTATCAAGTTGTACTTTACTCATTAACATTTTGTCGTTTGCACTATTGACTAACCCTTCTGGTTTGTTTAGTGTAAAAAGTGTTTGATATAAATCTGTTCCGCCTGGGCTTGGTGCAGAAAAGCTACCTCTAGAAATTGTTGCTTTTGCATAATTGGCTGCCATTGGTGCTGAGTCATAATCTTGACTCATTGCATATAAACTTAACATACTAACAAATGCATGGTCAGTGATACTACGTGCGCCTTCACGTGAGATTTGCGCTTTTGATTTGTACATACGTGCTTCACCTAAAGATTGCATAAATGGTAGAGCTTTTGAATCTTCGCTCATTGTGTGTCCACCTTCTAGTTCTGCCCATTGCTTTGCTGTATATTGTTTTTCGTTCATTTTTTATTCTCTTTTGCTATTGCATCACAAGTATCACTTGCGTATGTTTTAAAGTATCTTGGCGCAAGTGCATGTAAAAATACTGCCCATGCTGCCTTCTCTAAACGCCAACTAATGCTACATGCATGTTTAAAGTGTTGCCAACGTGTCATTTTTGCTTCGTGTAAGTGTAACTTACATTGCTTACTATACATTTAATTGTTCTTTTCCATATTAGCGGCTGTAAAGCCTGCTCTGTTTACTAGTTTGACATCTTTGCCAATTACATAACCTTCGCCACCTCGTTGTCCACCTGTACTTGCTTCAATATCAGCTGGGTTGGCATCTAGTTGTGCTATAATGTTATCTTTAATAGGTCCAATACTACGCATAAATGCAAATACGGCATCTAAACCTTTTTGATGTTGCTTTAAATATTCTACAAGTCTGCCTTGTTTAGCTTTACTTACCTTAGAACCATCTGCTGTTAACCATTGTACAAAATGCTTACTACCAATTTTACCGGTTGATCTTGTTTTTGCTGCATTGTTCATATACATGTACAAGATATCTGGAAAGTTTTTCATTTTAAGTTCTACAGGAGGTGTTAATACTGCATCAATGTCTCCGCCTGCTTGATTAATAAAGTTTTCAAGTTCTTTTAGTTTAGCACTTTGAATGTCTGGTACATCTGTAAGTGTTTGTGGAGGCATTGCTAACAATGGACCTTCTTGAAACTTAGTTGCATCAACTGAGCTTTTGTTTCCTTCTAAGTCAATGTGTGCATGTAGCACAACACCTGTATTACTATTGGCAATTTTCTTGCCGATGTCACTTGCAGGATCAACTGAGTACTGTGTTGTGTTTGGTGTGAATATTAACCTGCCATCTTTTTCTTGTGGTGTTGTAAACCAAAGTAAATCACCATGTACATATCCTCTAAAGTCGCTTGGTGTTGCTTGCTCAAATGCAGGCCATACACTTTTCATTTGCTTAATAAAGCCGCCGTATTCTTGTGGGTTTTTAGTGTAGCCAGGACGATTCTTTAGCATAGCTTCTAGACCATCTGCTGATGTGGCTTTGCCGTCATAACCTTTTGCACCAAATCCACTTTTATCTGTTAATATGAACTCGCCGTTTTCATTACGACCAAATATAACCGCCGGTGAGCCGTCCCATTTGATAGTTGTATCACTTGGGTTGCTTTCTAAACTGTGCAATGATGCTATTGCTTTTTGGGCACCTGCTTTACCATTCCAAAGAATGAGGTCTTCGAGGTGTTGGATTCTGGCACTACCTGCCTTCTCTAATAATATTTCTTTGATAAACATTAGCCTTCACCTTCTAGTTCTGCTGGAATGCCCATGCTTTGAATTTGACCGTTATCTTTAAACTGTCTAATAATTTTATCAACAACTTCACTTGGATAGTTTTTCTTAATTGCTGCTAATAGTGTTTCAAAACTATATAAATCTTCAGCACTGTCAAGACCAAATTTTGTTGCAATTTCTGTTGGATTTTTAAATGGACCTTCTATTCGTGTATCAATGTTTGCTTTTGTATAGCCTTGTCCATTTGCTTTAGGTTTAGGTTTACGTGAGATCCAATTTAATCCATCTGATGGGCTCCATATCCAACGCTTTTGTTCTAATGGACGTCCATGTTCATTTTGTTCTTCGCTGCTATCTGCTTGATAAACTGCAGCCATTGTTGCTAACATAATATTACGGAAAGTTCCTTTGTAGTTACTAGAACGTCCGTCTTTACTCATGCCTTTTTCGTGTGGGCTATGATAATATGTTTTCATCCACTCTGGTTCACCTGGCATAAAGTCAATTTGTACTTTACCTGTGCGATTTATTCCTTCTTTAGTGTTTTCTGCGTTGTATCCAACAATGTCTACTACTGTCATAAACACACTAGACTTTTTTACATCTTGTATAAGAGGTGATGCTTCTAATTTTGCCGCAAATTCTGGTAATTTTTCTGTTGGTAGATCAATTGCTACATCTATATCGCCACTATATTCTTTTTTACCTACGGATCCTAAAACATTGTCTTTAAGTGACACACCCAAGGACTTTTCTAGTGCTTCTATTGTAGCATCTATTTCAGTATGATGAATTGCGCCAACGCCAGGCATTGCTCCGCCTTCGGATAGCTTCTTAACATTTACTTTATATAAATTATCGGGCTGAATTTTGCGATGTTTTCTGCTATCACGTGCTTTACGCTTAACTGTGCCTACGATATCTTGAATATTCATTTTTTATTCCTTAGGTTTTTTATACCTCTATTAAAACGTTCAGGATCTCTATTCTTAATACTAAGCATTATACGTTTTTGTATATCTTGGGCATCTTCTTCACTATAATTTGCATCTACCATCTCAAGTACATTCATAATTGCACTGATGGCATTGGTACCACGTGATTCCAATATATTAATTCTATCTTTTGTAGGTGATAGATTATTAATTTCTTCTAATAAACTACGTGTTCTCTTTTTCATCAGCCCAAACTCCTAAACTGGATATTACTTGTATTTATCTATTATACAGTTATTTGTTAACTTTTTTCAACATGCTTCGTAGTCTATCTGATGCATCTGTGTCTTCAACTATACTCTCTTCTGCAATAGTTTTCTCTTGGTGTGTTACTGTAGTGTTTCTTTTTAACTTATCCATCATTGCACTCGGTTGATGCATTGTGGATCCTTGTTCATCTTCTGGTAAATCAGTAATACGTAGCCCTGCAATATCAAATGCTAAGTCAACTTTCTGTCCAACACCTGCACTACTACGTGTTTTCATAAATTGAATCTGATATCTGCCACGTTCACGCATTGCTGTACTTGTAAAAATACCAATTACGTTATCTGCTGTCTGGATTTTACTAATACCACCTGCAATATGAGAGTGATCAAACTCTACTTCTTCTACTGCTGCTCTATTTAACTGAGATGCTGTTGCAAACAATAGATCTTTTTCTACTGCAAAGTTACGTAACTCCTCAGATACAAATTTATCTTTAATAAACAAGTCACTTGGCGGAACTTTACGTTGTGCTGGCATCATTAAGTCTAAATAATCAAGTAATACTGCATCTAATTTAATATTATGCTTTACTTCATACTCTTTCATAAAGCTATTTAAATCATTTACTGTAACACCATTTGGCATTTGCACAATTTGTAGGTTACCTGCTTTTTTACCAATTGCTCCAACCTTTAATCCAACGTCTTCTGCATTTTTAAATACTTCTTTTGTGTTATATCCTGTAAGCATACTATCAAGACGCATACTACATAGCTCTTCACTAAGTTCCAAACTAATATATAATACATTCTTTCCATCTAACGCCCAGTTTAATGCTAAATTTTGCAAGAACAAACTCTTACCACCACCTGACGGTGCAGCAAATATATTTAATTCACCTCTATTAAATCCACCATACAGTTTTTTGTCAATTTCAGTCCAACCTGTGCTTGTTCCACCACGTGCATTGCGAACTTTTTCAATACGTTCTAATGGATTTGCCCAATAGTCTGTACCTAAGTGTTTAGCAAGCCCAATACCTACTGCTTCTTTAATCATTAATTCTACTGCACCAAATTCACCTTGTTCAAGTAAATCTGTTGAATTCAAAATAGCAGTTTCTAGTGCTTTGTGTTTACAAAATGTTTCAAACTCATCAATAAACCAATCATCGTGTCTTGCATCTATGTCTTTTAAACTCTGTAGCTCTAATCCAGTTGTTGCTACAATTTGTTCGCCTGAAGGAAGTGCGCCATAATCGTTTGCATGTTCTTGAATGAACTCTACTGTCTTACGTAATTCTCTTGTAAAATATTCTGGATTACATATACCATTAACACGAACAAACAAATCTTGATCGTGTGCTAAAAATTCTACAAATAGTTTTTGTAGTTCAAATGTATATTCTTTTTGTTCACTCATTTACAATATTTCCTTCCAATAACCTGTATTTTTGTAGGATTACTTATAGCACTATCTAATATACTACGCACTGTAAATAATCTGCCGTATTTCATTAACGCATCGCCGGCATCGTTGCAATCTTCCCATTCAGGAAATGCAACACTCCATCCGTATTTAACTGCTGCATCTACCATTTTCATTCCTGCCTCGTCGGCATCTGGTAATACAATAATTTGTTTGTTTAAACTCAAAATAACGTCTGCTTGTTCTTCACTAATAGTATTAGTGCCTGCACTGATTCCATCTGTTATTATAGCATCTAAAGGACCTTCTGTCAATATAACAATTTCTTTGTCAGCATGTTGTCTGTCTAATCCATAAACAAAGTTTTTAGCTGGTTGTTGATTATAATACTTAGGCATTCCTTCTGGTGGCTTACCTATCCAACGACCTGTATATCCAATTACTTTATTTTTATAATAAAAAGGTATTACAAAACGCTTTGACATTCTAGCTGGCTGTTTAGCCGGACTATACATCAGTCTAGGATCTGTTATATCAAATCCTCTGTTTGTTAAATATTCTACTGCTTCAGTCCAGTTTGTATCTGGCGTATGTTCCATAAATGGCTTTGTATTTTCAGGCAATGCTACTTCTGGCCAATCAATTACTAGTTTCTTTCTGCGCTCTTGTACCATTAGTGTATGTGTGATATCAAGTTCACGCATAAGCTCTAATTGTAAACGCTGTACTGCGGCTTCATCTGCACCAAATTTTAATAATAAGTTTTTTAGTCTATTATTAACTTTATTACCTGGACTCCAACCTGTTTTATAATGACAGTTAAAGCAATGATACTGAAACTTATCGTCATCAAAGTGAAATCCACCACGTCCACGTGTATCTGGCCTAGCTTGTCCATTTGTTATACACATAGGGCAATTACCAGAATGCCAACCACTAGGGCTAGGCTTCCAGTTCGTCGGAATCAGATTTCTGACGTATTCGATCATTAAACTCATGTGTATATATTACACTCGAATTATGACTTTGTCAAGTGTTCCTTGCGTTTGTGTGAATTTTGCTCTAAGATATTTTATATTAGTACGGAATGTCCATGGATCAATTCCAGTAAAGCCAATATATGGATAATGTTCATCTGTGTGCGTACCCAATATAATATTAAACCAGTCGTTTTCTGTAGGGTTTTCTTCTAATGCGCCCTGTATGTAAAAGTTACCTGTATAGTTAGTGGCGTATACTGCCAATGTAATCATTCCATTAACTTTGTTGTATGCACCAGGTCCTGGTAAATGACTACTGTAGTAAAATCCATCAGATTCTATAAATGTATCACCTGTAGAAGTTGTTAATGGAATATTTCTTGTTTGGTCGCTTACTTCAACCGTATAATTTGGTCTTAGGTTTTGATCTACAAATAATGGAAGATTTAAACCCTGTGAATTTACATAGGTAAATACAAGATCAAGGAAACCGTTTTGTATTGAACTTATCTCACCGGCAGAGACAACTAGCTTAACTTTGCCTTCGTCGAAGTCTAATATTTGACATTTCTTTGCTACTATTTTTGCTTGGGTTTCTCTATTGGTTAAATTAGCCATAATAGTTTGACCATGTAGCTGTATTGGTTTACGATCTATGTTTTTTATGTAAAAAATAAACTCATTATCTAAACCGGTAAATAGCTTTAAGAAACGATAATTGACAGGAGAGTTTATAGTAGTTCCTGCCGCACTTGCATAGCTACCCAATCCAGCTTTGCTACCTGAGGCATCTATTGCATATAAATCGCCTGTTTGATTAATATTATAAGTTGTTGCGTAATTTGACATTCATATTCTCCTGTGTATGTATTTATGCAAATTACAAAAACCGCTGGTAAAAAAATTAATAAATATATGTACAATGATTGAAAAATATAAAACCTTGTTAGAAGAATTTCCATTCTTAACTGTCATAGAGTATGCCGGAAATGAATACCTAGGAATAATGCAAAATATCGATAACCATATAGCTACAATGTATGTTTACGATAGACTAGGATCAAATGCGGAACGTCAATCGTTTTTGAGATTGGGCGATGAGTGGTGGTGGGAAACAAATCGGAAACTACCTATCAATATTGCATTATTAAATAGATGGCCATTTAGTGCTACAAGTCAAAGTTTTAATATAAAACAAATGGAAGTAGTTGCTGGACCTGAAGTTAGACTAAGCGACAGTATTACAAAACGTATTAAACGCCGTAATATCAGTCTTATAAAGAAAGACCCATAACTAGCATATTAAGTTGTAGTACAATAGCCATTGCATAACTTATTGCGTGTGCTTTTTTAAAATAATATGTTCCGTCTGTTGGTTTATCCCATACAGTAGCAAACACTGTATTCCAATCTTTACCTAATAAATTACGTTTAGCTGGTCTAATGATTGCCAGTACGGCTGCAAGTTCTTCAACGCTTGTTGGTTTCATTCTGCTTACAATGTTGTAGTGTGCATGTATGTGAAATAATTTTTCAACAACTTCTTTGTGTTCTAATAAATCCCACATTGGTTGCATTTCAAGTAATTTTTCTAATTGATCATAGCTTTCAACATCTTTATATAAACTTACATTTAACACATCAAGTTTAAAATAGCCTTTAGCTTCAGCTTCCTTGTGATCAATTGTGCTTAACCCAGTAAATGGATCGCTTGGCATTTCATGGAAGTATACACCAGTGTTATGCTTTTTGCGTCTACCATTATCATTAATCATTGCAGGTGTATGTTTAATTAAGTTTAATAACTTAGTTCTATCTGCTACATCAATGTCAATATCTGTGTTTACTATCATAAGTGTGCTTCTTCCATAATTCCTTCTACCCATTTAAAATCTTCGGCATGTGTTTTCATAACTCGTTGCCAATAATATGGATCAATATAATCCGATACCATTTGTATTTGTTCACTTGAGAGCTTCTCTAATAGCTCTTGTGCTTGCGAACTTGCATATACTATCCATGGACTAATCCTACCACTACAGATGTGAAATACTGCAAGATTTGGCGCTACTAGACGGAAGTATTCGTTCCATTCACATCCTGTTTCTTTAGCCCATTCTCGCATAAACAGTATAGTTCGTTCTATGGCTCTATCTGCACTTTCTGTTTTTAATCTTGTTTTAATCCATGCCGCAAAGTTTCTATCACTTGTCCATCTGTCAATTCTTACTTGATTCTTCAATAGCCAACGTGTATATTCTTGTACATCATCAACACGTAAATCTATACAGTACTTTGCATACTTTACAAATGCAGTATAATACTGACTTGCTACAAATTCATCAAAACTTTTCTCACCTTTTGCATTTGTTCCTATGCGATAAAACAATTGATATGACCTATATGCAAGTTGCACATCTTTGTCATCCTTAGACATATATCTGCGTTTACGTTCGCACATATGCACCGCTAATGTGCTTTCACGTTTAAATACTTTCTTACAATATTCGCATTTAAAAACTTCTGTCATTTAAGTTTACCAATGAGATCTTTTATTTCTTTGTCCTTTAATCCATACTCTTGTAGCAGTGCCTTAATTTCATCTTTGCTACTGCTTAACATAATATCAAGTTCATCATCATTGAGATGCGAATAGTTTTCTGCAAACCAATTTTGTAATTTATTTTTCTTGCCTGCTTTACCTGGTGCTATCCAAGGATGGAATACCGTAGAACCTACTCCAACCAATTGTAGCAACTGATATTGCAACTGCGGGTGTTTTCTTATTGTGTTAAAATGCACATTAACTGCTTCGTTAGTCCATTCTAAATAATGCTCTGCATACTTACCGCTTGCGTTACTTGTATAACGCATTAATAACCATAAGCCAAGTTTTTTCTTTTCTTCATCTGTGAGGCTATCATACCACGCTCTGTCTTTAGCGTCAATAGATCTCATTTCTTCTTTAATACTTAACTTGCTCATTTATAGTTTCCGTCTATGTCGTAATGCTTATTATTATATCGAGCCCATAGCAAACAATTCCACCAAGGATATCCTTGTTTTCTTAATTTCTTATACCACGCCCAATACATACTATACTACCAAAGTTCGCCAATGTCAAGCACTTCTGGTAACTTGTTTGCATCTTTAACAAACAGTACACAAGGTGAGTTTGGCTCATCGCTTAGTGGAACACATAACAAGTGTCCATATTTTAATTTAGGTGCATACCATTTTACATCACTGTATATGTTAACAATTGAAATATCTACATACTCTGGCTTGAAACCTGTGATTGGATTAAATGCAAATGCTGTAAAGCCTCTATCATTCAAACTCATTAAACTCATAACTTCAGGGTCGCCTACTTCAGCATCACATATAACAATGTGCCAATCAAGTGGCATACTAATAGTTACTTGTCCTAGTTGTAATATTGCCGCTGGTGCATAAAAACTTTCTAAGAACACTAGTGGAATAAAGTAATAATCTATATTGCTTGGGTTTGTATAATCAAGAATACCATATCGCAGGTCATCAATAGTTTCTGGAATGTCATCTAAATCATACGTCTCATTTTCTACGGTTAATATTTTCATTTAGTTCTCTCTTAACGCCAATCTGTCTTTTCAATAGTAAAAGGATAATTAGCTTCTTTATAAAATTTCTTACGTTCAGTAAGATGCTTTTTGCTAAACTTGGCTGTGCTAGTCACATCCCAAATTTGCACAAAATCTTTGTCTTCGGCTTTACGCACTCCACGTCCTATTGACTGGATAACTCTAACAAACGACTTCCCAGGTTCAAGAAGTATAAGGTTAAATATACGTGGAATATTAATACCAACGGCAGCCACACCATAGGTTGCGACAGTAATGCTATTAGTTGCTTCATTAATTTCATCATATGCGTCCTTTCTGTCAGTGACTTTCATAGCCCCTTTAACAAAAGTAACATTTGGTATATTTTCTGCAATTATCTCACCGCTTGCAATTCTATCAACTAATACAAGTGTATTCCCAGATTCAGCAACTGTTGAAATAAAGTTACTAAGATATCCCATACGTTCTTTATTTGTTGTTAAATATTTTAATTCACTTTGATAATCGTTATATACCGCTGTTTCTTTTAATTGAACTACATTAACGTGACAGTTACTTAGAACTCCCATGTCTTGTAATTCGCTTGCACTTAGTTTGTTTGTAACCTCACCTAAGCATGCTTGTAAACTTGTTTTAGCATGATCTTCTTTTGGTATAGTTCCTGTTAATCCCCAACGTAATGGAATGTGTGCAAATTCCTTAGTAAGCATATCTTTTAAGACATCTGCTTTTGCTTGGTGAACTTCGTCTACGATAACACAAACAACTCCATCTGAAAACTCTTTTAAACTCATATCGTCTAGACCATCTCTGAATCTTTTCTTAATACTATTCAAGCTCTGCCATGTGCATATTGTATGGGTGCGTCCTATATCTTTTTTGTCGCCATAATAAACTCCAACGTCAAGTCCTAAATTCTCATAATCATCAAATGTCTGTCTCACTAAATCTTTGTTTGGGACAATAACAATTGACCTTCCATACTTTTCCACTCGTTCAGATAGAGCTGCTGTGATCAGTGTCTTACCAGCACCAGTGGCAATTTCTTGCAAGCATTGTGGCGTAGTAAGATATTTGTTTACAATAGTAATTTGATAATCTCGCAATACAACTGGCTGTCCTGCAATAGGATGCTTTTCTGGCCAAGTCTTGTGTGCAAAAGTAGATTCATCTACTGCAACAAAATCAAATGATTCGTTAGATTGTCGTCTGTCGTCTACGTCAATAGAATAACCATTGTCCATAATAATAGGTAACAACCTATCAAGTAGATTAACATATGTCACACCGCCTACACTAAAGAAACTTACACATCCATCCCATCTACCTAGTTTATACGCTGGTACATGAAATGCATACGGCATAAAGAACTTTAGTTCTTTCTCGCATTTTTTACGGGTGTTTAAATCGAGACCTTCGATTTTACAGTTTACTTCGTCTTTGATTACTATTGTACAATTCATAGTATTAGTATACTATAGTTTAGTTGCATTGTCAATTGATCTATTAACTTTCTAGATAATGTTTTAGAAATAACAATGCAATCATTGTTACCGAAATAGAACTTAATAGAGATATCCAAAAGTTCCAGTGATTTAATGTAATAACAAACATTGGAAAGAACACTAAACTAACTAAAACAAAATATATTGTTTCTTGTGCTAGTTGTTGAAATACTTTCACATCAACGCCTGAATAATACATAAAGATGATACTGATAACACTACCCAATGGTATGCCAAGTATTAATGCACCAAGTGTAGGATTACCACGCTGAGCCGCTGTGACAACTCCTGCTACGATTAATCCACCTATGATTGCTTTGAGTATAAATTCCATGTTAATATTTATGTCATAAAAAAAGGCTTGTCAACCAAGCCTTTTTATTGTTGTTATATTACAGTCGACGCATACACGTAACTTCTGCAACACGTTTCCACTTCTCGCCACCCATTGACTTTTTAAGGTCTGCAAGTTTAGTAACCATACGCAAACTAATCTCACGCATCTTTTCTTTATTGTCTACCATAAATGCCATTAGTTCGTTTTCACTTTCTTTGCTAAACTGGTATTCATTAAGCATACCATCTGCAACGATTTGCTTACAACGTAATACTTTCTCACGTGTAGTATCCATTGTAAGATCTAAATAGTGACAACGTGACATGATAGCATCTAAGTGATCTTTAATCTTACCACGCACCTTGTCAAACTTAAGGTTAGTAATAAAGATAACACTACCTCTAAATTCAAAGCTATCTGGAATGCCTTCTCGACGTAGCAATGCACTGTCTGTATTCCAGTTTAGTGTTCGCTTTTTACTTGAGTCAAGTGCCGCTTTAAGCAAGTTAAGACTTGTCTCATCATACAATACTGTATCACAATCATCTAACACAAGAACACTATTACGATCTGCATTTTCAAACAAAACCTTATACAAACCAATTGCACTTGAGGCACCTTTGATAACTTCAAAACGCATCTTGTTGCCTGCTAGTTTATCAAACAAACTGTTCTTTTCTAAGACAGCTTCTACACCAAATGATTTACCAACGCCTGGAGGTCCGGTAACAACCATACCTCGCACAACACCATCAATTGATGCTTGCGTCATATCATCTAGGATACTAAAACGTTCACGCATACGTTCGATAATCTGATCATCACTTTCGTTTGGATTATCAACTGCGTCATTTACAACCTCAATTAGTTTGGTTGCTTTCGAAGGACGACCACGTTTTTTAGTAACTAATTTTTGCATTAACAACTCCTATTTGTTAGTTTATAATTATATATTACAGTAAGATGTCTTACTTGTCAACCTTTTATTTACGCCACTTCTGCGAAACCAAAGTTAGCAACAACAGATTGCTTACCAGTTTCATCTTCAACAATGTCACCAACGCTAACACTATACATACGTGATAAACGTTCAATGTTTTCTTCTGGACCCATGTTACCTACAGTAAATACATTCTCTAGGCTCTCGGCAGTAATGTTTGATACATGTGTGTAATACCCACGTCTAAATGCATCACCGGCAACTGCACCTGTATCATTTTTACGAAGACCCATGTCTAACTTTAAAGATTGCTTGTGAACTGCATCATGCCCTTCTGCATTGATTAAGTCAACTTCAGCGTCTGTTAAGTGGATTTGATATAGTTTAAATTGTGCCATTTTTACGTCCTCTTTTTTATTTAATATACTACTATTATACGGCAAGATGTCTTGGTTGTCAACCTTTTCATACAGAAAAGAACCCTTATATTACAAGGGTTTAAAAGTTTTTTTGAAATTATTTTACTAAAGTTAGCTTAACTCTGTTGAAAAGAGTCTCTTTTGCTTGACTGTATTTGCTGATTTCTTGCTTGTTAACAGTGCCACGAATAGATATTGTTTTACCTTCAATGATGTCAGTTAAATCTGGCTGTTCTCTCCACCAAAACTTAACAATATCTCTGTTATCAGATACGGCTGTAATCATATACACATCACTTGACTGTATAAACTTAACATCTATTACATCTACTTCGATGTCATAGCGAGCGCCTTTTTTACCAACAAATTGACTGATGTGTTTTAATTGCAACATACGGTCATTTAGTGCTTCACGCTTCTGATCAATTTTAACTGAATTTGGAACACTAGCAAGAATACTTACGTGAAAGTTATTAACATTTTCCTCTATTGCTTTAACTAGTCCACCTTCAAAATTACTTAATCCGCCGCCAAGTTTTTTCATCATTAATTTACCATTAATGCGTTCAATTTCAGCAGTTGCTTGATCTACGTATTTTTGATTGGGAATGTATTTTCCAGCAAAGTTTTTTACTGTTTGAATGATAACTGTTTTGTTATCTTTAATGTCAGTGTA